GTATTAGTGCTCCGCACTATAGCGTTGAAACTGTTGGTGACCCTCAAAAGTTACGAGAACAAACCGGAAAACTAACTATAAACGATAACGAAATTGTTGTTAGTGCCGGAACAGAACCAATATTAAAATTTATTCTTACTAATCAATATATCTCTTGGAATAAAGAAGCTATTGCAACATCTGCTAATTCTGTGTTTAAACGTCTTGGATCAACTGACGAAGTTTCAAAAATTATTATCACTGAAATCAATAAACAAAGACGAGAAGCATTTGACGAAGCCTATTGGATTTTAGAATTAGCAAAACAAGATAAAAATCATATACCCTATGAACAACCTTCCAGCGATACACACGAAATACCAGACGTCGTAGTTGTAGAGCGTGTGGTAGAAGTTGAAAAAGCAGTTGAAGTAGAGAAGATTGTTGAAGTAGAGAAGATTGTTGAAGTAGAGAAGATTGTTGAGGTAGAGAAGATTGTTGAGGTTGAAAAACCCCAACGCAGTCTCTGGGCTACAGTCAAGGGTTGGTTTAAAAAGGATTGAAAACTTATGTCTAAAAAAGTAGTACTAGGTTTTCTAGTACTTTTTTCCTATGTGGTTTTAATAATACCAGGACCAGAACTGATCAAACTAGCATTTGCCTGGCTAATACCAGCTATCGTACTTTTATCTCTTGAGTTGTTTTTTAGCGAGTAACTTTTGTTAAAGTAATAAACAAAGGTTCTTTTTCTATATAGTTACGAATGTAGCCAGCACTGTTTCTATATGTTCTAATAGTTACTAACTTCTTGCCTGATGTAACATCTTTAATAAAAAGTTCTGGTGTTGCTTTGTTGTCAACATATTCTGCAACAAGATCTAAATTTTCATCATGTAGCTGATCAAATTTCTTAGCATCTAAAATATAAGAATATCGTTTTGTAAATTGTTTAAGTTGGATATTGTCATCTTCGCGAACCATCCAATACTTCAAAGCCTTTGCTAGTTTCTTAACATATGTTTTTTCTTGGTCTTCAGTTTGTAGCTGGGTGTTCATACTGTTAACAGCCGCACGATATGCTAGTTCTTGGGCTTTAAGTTTATCATCTTGTTTGAGGAATTGATCCTTAATACCACTGATGTCTGCTAGTTCAAATTTGCTATCAACATTGAACAATCCATTTTGTAGTATATTGTATCGATCTTCCATTGTTAATGACATTGCGCCGCCGCCAACTTGATGTATCTGTCTGGTTGTTCCAACTTTTAAACTATACTCAGCAAATTTCTTTTCTGTCTCGTTGGCAAATGTAATATCTGTTTTAGTTTCACTTTCGCCGCTGATGCCGTCTCCAATAATACGTACCCAATCAAACCTACCATTTTTTTGATAGGTATCAGCAAATCTTGCAGTTTCATTGTTTGCATCTTGCACAATAACATCAAGCATTGTACCCATATCTTCAGCAACTTTTGGATCTTTAAATGAGTCCCAACTGCCAGGTTTTAAACTGATTGTAATATGAAACTCATCTGCAATATCGCTGTTTACTTCTTTGGCTTTTAGTTTTAATGTTTTTCCGTTTTGTAGCTTTGAAACAACATTAAGAAGATCTTGTCGAGTAATAGTTTTTGATGGGCGTTCGATTAATCTTGCAAAAGCGGCCGCGGCATGAAATCCTTCTGCAACTTCACCTTTGTTATACTTAATACGCTCTTCCGCGGCGTCTCCTGCGGCTCGGTAATACCCGCCAAATTCGCCAGTTTTAACAAATTTTCCAGTATTAATATATTCCCCATCTGTTGTTTTTAGGTTGATAGTTCCTTTTAAAGGTCCAGTATCTGTTACTGCTTTCATTCTATCAAATTCACTAGGGTCAATAACAACCTGTGAGCCATCTACCGTAGTAAACGGACTCTGAGATTGTATTTTCTTTAAAAGAAGTGCAATCCTTTCAGGATACTTGTTGAGTTCTGCCGCAGTGAGGTTACTTGCTTCTTTTAAAAATCTTGGTAAAGGTTTAAACTGGTCGTATCTCATGATAATGTATTTATCATAATCATTTATATCCTTGAATATCTAGATCATAGTTATCAAGTGTAATTACTTCATTACCATTTTCAGTATAGACTACACGCCGAATGCCAAATTCATTAATGCAACGGGCGCAACCTGTACAAGGCTTGCTAGAACCGTATTCCCAGTGACGCTTTTCCTTGCCGTCGCCTTTACGAGCTCGTGCAATATATAGCGTACACTTTTCTAAATCTTCAACGTCAAGTGTCTGTAGTGCGTTCTTAATAGCATGCGTTTCAGCATGAAAAAATATTGCGTGTTCGTTTTTAGCATATTTGGTTTGAAACGGATGCGACTTCATATGGTTAAAGCCCACGCCCACTACTTTGTTCTTGCGTACAAGAACTGCCGCCATGCGACTACCTCGAACACGCTCAGTACTCTTGGCGATTTCAAACGCTGTATTGATGTATTCGTGATCTTGTTTAGTCAACATTGTCGTACCATTGTTGTACAAAAAGTTGGTAGTCCTGGGAGGATTCGAACCTCCATCGCTCTCTAATCTGGAGACTATGCCGAGTATAAGCCGGGTGTTTTACCATTAAACTACAGGACCTTGGTGACCCCTACGGGACTCGAACCCGTGTTTACGCCGTGAAAGGGCGTTGTCCTAACCGCTAGACGAAGGGGTCGTCTACAACTAGTGAAAAGTATCTAAAACAGGATATTCAGGACACTCTTCTTGATCAGGATGCCAGTGAGTAACATCACCGGTTAGAAACCCGTAATCACAAAAGAAGACATGCATATCCTTCCATTCCTTTCCATCTTCGTCAACATATAAGCCATCGTACCATCCTCTATGGCTTCCGACTAAATTAAAATAGTACCAAACTTTTTCGCCTACCTTAGGCAATCTTTCGTTTACATCAATCCACATATTACTCTCCTTAATTTGGTGCCCACGGTCAGACTCGAACTGACAAGGCAGATGCCGAGGGATTTTAAGTCCCTTGTGTTTACCAATTTCACCACGTGGGCTATGGCCTGCCCTGAGGGATTTGAACCCCCGACCCACAGCTTAGAAGGCTGTTGCTCTATCCAGCTGAGCTAAGGGCAGGTTGTGTTCCAAATTAAGTTAAGAGTTTTTAGGTAATTGAGTTGCTTCTTCTACTAGAGCTTGAACAGTTGCAAGATCATTGCACACAATCTTGGCTGTTGACCATTCATCATCATTATCACGCCCAGCAACTTCAACTACGAAACCATTGTCTAGTTGCTTGATAGTGATATCTTCGTCGACCTTTGATAATTTATCTGCTAACTTCATTGATATATCCTTTATGTACTGGCGGTGAGACAGGGATTCGAACCCTGGGTACCCATTGCTAGGTACAACAGATTAGCAATCTGCCACTTTCGGCCTCTCAGTCACCTCACCTTTGTTTAGTTTGTATAATATAGCAGACTTACTTAGTAATGTCAACCTTTAGTTTACCATTTTATAGCTCTTAGGTTATTATGCAGTGCAAAAGGTAAATACCTTGTATTATTGCTTATCTGTAGATAATTTACTATCAGATTTGTGCATTAATGCTAAAAAAGCAATAGTGTTTTTCCCAAACAACTATTGTATACCATGCATTATTGCTATAAATAACACTGAGCGTCCTCAGCTCATAAAAAATGAGTGGCACTAGGAAAGACTAGGGCATATCCCATGCCTTACAAGTGGTGTTGAAAATAGACACCGTGGTGACGCCGGAAGAGACCGGGGTATTGCTCTCCTCAAGCACACATACATACACATTGGAGAAACAAAAAATGAAGACTATCCTAAACTGGATGTCATTTCCGTTACGAGCATTAGCTTATTTTTTCGAAAACATTAATAACGCCAAAGGTATTGAAGACTACCTAGGGCAAGCCACAGACCATGCAGATCTTGAGCGTCGTCTCAACAATCTTCGCTATGGTAATCACTTTGGTTTTGATAGAATGAAAGGAACAAGACTATGACCGTAACAGTATTTGATAGAAAATTAGAAATTGAAAACCCTTTTAAAGGCTTTGGTAAGAAGTTTTGGGCTAAGTTGGAAAAATGGGGCGAGGTACATGCTCAAACCGTTATTCGTCAGCATTGGCATCAACTTGATCTAGACACCCAAAGAGAATTTCTTAAGCGTTGGAAAAACAAGTAATAGAGTAGGGAGGAGAATTAATTTTCCTCCCATCTCTCTATATCTTCTTCAATACATTCCTTGCCATATTGAATTTCAATTATTGCACAAGGCTCGGGAAATGGATTCATTAACTGATGCCACATTGTGTTAGGAATGAATGTACTCTGCAAAGGTCCCATAACAACAGGATCTTGTGTTTCATCAATACTATTGATTACACAAGAGCCTTTGTATACCATCCAAAACTCACTGCGCTTGGCATGACGTTGCATGGATAATTTCTGTCCTGGTTCGACTACTAGTTCTTTAACTTTAACACCTTCCGACTCAAAAAGTACTCGATAATAGCCCCATGGGCGCATGGTTTTAGGTGCTTGTATATTTTCTACTAGTGTACTACTGCTATTTCGTTTGTCGGTGCCGCCAACGCCAAATTTAAAAGAACATTTAGCATGACCAATCCACATACGTTCTTCTTTGGGTAGATCTTCTTTGCTGGCTCGGTCGCCACCGTTACAAAATACAACATGTTCTGCACCATATGATAACGCTTTAAATATTGCGCCACTTGCTGATCCGTCTGAATCATCCCAAGTAATAACTCTATCTACACCAGCCAGTGCTTTTACAATAGCCACACGTTCTTGTATGGGCATAAACACAAAACCTTTTTTGCGAGCAAGCCATTCGTCACTGTTTAAGCCAACCCAAACTTGTTCGCCATGCTCTTTAGCGGCACGAATCATTTCAATGTGCCCACTGTGTATAGGATCAAATCCACCTGTTACTAGTGCTACTTTCATAATACGTGTCTATGCCAATCCTTGTCAAACCATTTAGTTATTAGTTCTTCTTGTCTAATATATCCATTGGTCTCTAAACTCTTAATTGCGCTTACATGAATTAACTGCTTATCTGCTAACTCATACAAACTTGTTTTTGGATCCAGCGGATCTCCAGATTTATATACCGCCGCATGAATCCACGGAACATAATCGTGTGCTTCAACTTTAAAATATGCGTCATTGCAATCAAAACCACACACCGCTAACATATACATCAAGTTAATAATGTTGTGTGAATATAGTGTTCCGTTGTGAACACGAAAATGTATTTTGTTGTTGACATATCCTGCATACTGTGGCATGACAATAACTAGCATGCCATCTTTGACCATCATTTTGTTCCAGTTGCGAAGTGTTTGCAAAGGATTGATAGCATATTGGAATGCGTTATGACTCCATAATAAATCAATTTTACTTCCAACAACTCCTTCGTTTTCAAAGTCGTTGGTTATTTGTTTAATGTTTGGTAATTTTTTTACTTCTAAATCTAATGCATCATTTATGTCAACACAAACTACATTATAATTTCTAGGTTCGGCTTTGTCGTCTCTGGTTGTTAGTGTTGCCCACCATCGAGCATCCAGCCCAGCACCGCATCCAAAGTCTGCAATATTATTGATGCTATCTAAGAAAGAATCGTATTGATATATTTGATTAAGTGTTTTAAGACTATGCAGGTGACTTTGCTGAGGGCTTATAAATTGATCCATGTTTGAGAATATCCAATGTTACTTGTTTACTATAATTATCTAGTTTGGATCCAAACTTTTGATTTAATTTATTGATGCTATCTTTATCATCATCGAACAGTGTAAGTTGTCTAAGTTGTAGTGCATACATGTCAAGTTCTGTCTGCCAACGCTGTAGTTTAAACATGTCCTGCCATTCTGCTTTGGGTTTAGCTTCACGCAATGCTTCCCAACGATCTAGGTTTTTTCTAATACTATTGGAGTGTAACATCTTCCATGCCCGCCGTGCGTAGTTTTACAATATGTCCGAGCATCCATTGCTTGTTATCCAATCCTTTGTGTATACCTAACCACTTGTTTCGCAACAAGCTCACTTCATTGATAAGAGTTTCAAAGTCAATAACTTCATCTTCGCCGTCAACATACTTCTCAGCATCTCTACTACTTAATGCCCGTGAGTACTTTTCTAAATATTTCTGAAAATGTTTACGACGTATTTTACGTAGCTGTATATTGAGAAATTCGAGCACCGCTTCAATCTCTTGTAGTTGATTAAAACGGTGCTCGGTAATTCCTGGCATTTCTTTTAAGTTAATTTCAATGATTCCTGATATACTAGCATCTTTACGAGCTTTCTGAAGTTCAGCTTCATAGTATGCTATAAAGTTAGGAAGTTCAGCTAAATCATTGACTACTTTATTATACCACATAGATTAATTCAGTCTTCGTAATCCCAGTTCATTTCATCTTCGTCATCCGCATAATCTTCAAAGTCATAATCATCATATGCACTTTTAAGATATTCGCAATTTGTTGATGACACAAAATCTTGTAAATCACGTTCGTCTATTGTATCAACGAGTAAACCCATTAAATGATCTGCGGCACCTTGACGGTTTGCTGCCGGAACATAATCTAATAGAATATTGTAAGTTGTTACCAGACTATCCATGTCAATATCGCTCATATTATACCTCTTGTTCAACGACCTCTTCAGGTTCAGTATCTACCTCTAGGACAATAGGCTCTCGATAATTTTGCATTATGGAGTCTAAGCATCCGTCGGTATTACGTTCCCAGGCTTTGCGATACTGTTTTACTTCAGTACCATCTACCAAGTCGTATTTAAGCATGTTACCAGATTTTTGCAACATGCCTTTCTTTTCAAACAAGTCTACTAGGCCGCTGTAAGGATCCATACCTGTTTCGTATGGAATCTTAACCTGGACTGCTTCGAAAGGTTTTGCATAACGAGTTTTCATAACTTTACAAGCGGCACGAATACCATTCACATCGCTTACTTTGTTGCCATCTTCGTCTTCTTTGAGCTTGAGCTTACGCATAGCAACCACAATACTTGATGCATACACAAAGCCTTGTCCGCCCGAGATCTTATCATCTGGATCAAACATATCTTGTGAAGCATATGTATGGTTAGTACACACCATGCCAACGTTGTGCGATCCAAACATATTAACACAGTTGCGTACCAATGCTGTTAGTGCTTTGGGCTTACGACCCATGTCGCCTTTAAGATCGCCCTTGTCAAATTGATCTACGTCAGTAGGTGTGAGCAACATACCCAAGCTATCAATAACAAACAATACCTTGGGTCGTTCTTCTTCAGACATACTCTTGTAGTCTGCCATGAACGTGCTAATAGTTTTGGCAACGTCGTCAATCATGCTCATGCTTAGTTTTAGCAGTTTGCTCTCGTCTGTGTCAACACCTAGAGCATGTAGCCATGCTTCATCTAGTGCGTTTTCACTATCAATGAGAACAACAAAAATGCCTTGCTCTTGAGCATTCTTAACAATGTTGCCGGAGACAAAGTAACTTTTGCCAGCGCCGCTCTCGCCAGCAAATACAGTTACCTTACCCATAGGAACTCCCTTGTCAAACTCTCCGCTGACAAGATAATTTAGTGCATAGTTTCCTGTTGAGATCCAATCTGTAGGATCATGGAAACCAATAGTCAATCCGTTGATTGACTTTGTAATGTCTTTACGAAATTTACTTACGTCAAATGGTTTAGCCATATTTTCTCACCTTATTAAAAAGAAAAGATGGGGGATATCAAACCCTAGGGTCACTGTATCATTTAGCACTCTACACCAACACTAAAGTTGGAATGACAGAGCCCCATCATACTGCTCACGCTTCTATTTAATTAGAAGCCTGTCTACTACGAATCATTGCGAGGATGTCTTCAGTCCTCTTAGAGGATCCGCTATCTTCAGTAACAGGGGCAACCTCTGCTACTGGTGCTTCTGCGACAGCCGACTCAGTTTGTTCAACTTGAGCTGGAGCAGGTGTAGGTGCTGGTGCTGGAGCCGGTGTAGAGCTCTCAGAAGCTTTTGCTCCACCACCTACAAATCCGTTGGGCTTGTAATAACTTGCCCAACGGTCCGGATCATATGCTTGACCATCAACTGATGCTTCAAACATTTCTACTAGAACCTTAAGGTCTGTTTCGTTTGGTTTTTTAGGTAAGAAATCAGCAAGATTATGAAGACCGTACTGATCAACTGCCGCACGTTCTACTTCGGTGAGTGCAGTTTCCTTACGAGCATACTTGGAAGTACTGTAGTCAGCATATCCACCCTTGCTGGTCTTAATAACACTAAAGTCTAGACCACGCTCGTAATCAGTTGGAAGTTCTTCCATCTCTGGGTCCATCAAAGCCGCTTTAACAATGTTAAAGATCTGAGGACTAATAATAAACCTACGGATTGGGTTCTCAGGCGTTGAGTCGTCTGCTAGAGAGCTTTCACGTACAAAGCCCTGGAACAAGTAAGAACGCTTCTTCCAGTACTTGCGACCCATTTCCTCAAGACTTGCGTCTTTGAACCATGTACGTACTTCTGCAAGAATAGGACAAGAGTCGCCCCACATTTCTACGCAAGGTACCTGCACAATCTGAGGTTTGCTGTTAACGTCTCCTTTGATTCCATTGAATGGAAGTCGAATCATGTTACGCTCTACCCAAAAGAAATCGTTCTTTGAGTCTGCGTCTGGAAGGAAACGGATTCGGGAAGTTGTACCCTCTGGGATATTCCAATGAGGGAAAATGGCGTTGTCGCCACCTGTTGTGCTACCGCTTGTGCGGTTTTCTTGAGCCTGAAGTTTTGCTCGGATTTCAGCCAATGTAGCCATAATGTTTTCTCCTTTAATGTGCCATAATGTTTGCTTGTTTGCCTAAGCACATACACACAGTATATGCTAGTTTTATTTAGCAGTCAAAGGGAAATTTTACCAAAAAGTTAGTTTTGAGTTATTTGGAAAGGCCAGCTAACTTACGTAAACCAGTTAATTCTTTTTCTGAGTAATCTTTTGAACTTAGCTGTACTGATTTTGCTTTGGGCATTGCCTTGGCTATATTTTCAGCTGACTTTTTAATCTCAGCTTGAGCATACTTAGCAATATCATTACCCATGGAAGAAACGTTTACAGATTCTGCTGGTTCTTCAGCTGGTGCCTCTGCATCTGCTGGTTCTTCAGCTGGTGCCTCTGCATCTGCTGGTTCCTCTGCATCTGCTGGTTCTTCAGCTTCGGGTTTCCAAGTTTTTAGGTATTCAAATATTTTAGCCATTGATTCTTCAATGTCTCTGCTTACTGATGCATTACCAGTAACTATGTCTTTGTGTACTTTAGTAAACCATTTTACAATAGTTGGGCGAGCATCAGCTTCTGGACCTTTAACCTCTGCTAGTTCATACAAGTTATCAAAAAGTTCATCGTCGCCAAAAATGTCATACATTGCAGATGTAGCATCGTTGCCTTCAGGACCAAACTGGATTGGTTTAGCAAAGATACGCTTAAACTTTTCAACATCTTCGTCGCTCTCGGGCAATGCCCAAGTACCTTCGGTTATTTCTGATTCGTTGTAGTTTGTTTGCGATAGAGTATTCATATCACTACCAAAGTTTGAAAATGCCTGGGCAGATACTGATAGCATATTCCGATTTGATGTAGTTGGTGCAATGACGCCGCCCTTACCAGATGGCTTTGATTTTCCAAACATCTTTCCTACAGTTTTACCTATTAATCCAGCAAATTCGTTTAAACCTTCTTTTCTTACATAGGCTTTGTATACAAACGGTAATGCTTCTTCAATGCGTTGATCCAGGAAACGTTTTGTAAAACTATCTTTAAGAGTGTCCTGATCTTCCATTTCAATTGATTCTGGTGCCATATAGTCTTCCCAAAATGCTTGATAGCCTTTTGGTGTACTCATTCTATCTAAACCCTTACGACATTCGTAATAGCGTTCTCTAGCACATTCAACTAGACCAGGAACTTCTTCGCTTTCAAATGCTTCAACGTTACGTGTAGCACGTAGAAACTTGCTTAGATGTTTCATTTCTTCAACTAGTGCATAAATCTCTTGTGTACGGTCATCTGAGATCATACCACCGTGTGCGATATGTTGTCCTACTGCACGAGCACCTCTTAGATTTGTAAATGGTAATCTAAAACGCTCACCTAGATTGTTTTCAACAAAAATAACATCAATATTACGACTACGTGCGCCACGCTTATCCTCATCAACTGCTGTGCGATGTCTAATAATTAAACGTGTTTCTCCTACGTGATCGTAGCTTTTCTTTCTAGTACCGTACATTCTACTTTCCTGAATATCTAATTCACTTGATTTCCAATTGCCATTGTTTGTTTGTTGTTTGATATCTCTGAGATTCAAAGAACTGCGATTGATATCTCTGGTATCAAATGTTAGCATGTTTCTTCTAGCAAATCTACGCATTTCTTTTAAAAATGTAAACCAATCATCCTGTTCCTCTTTGGTAAGTTTATTGGATAGATCTTTGCTAAAGTAAATCTTTAGTGATTGATCGTCAATGATGCTAACAGTAACATTACCAAAGTTATTTCCATCTATACTATAATCAAAATTATAAAAACGTGCTTGTGTTGGGTTGTCTGTAGCTCTAGCATTTTCGTCACCAAGACTTATACGCTCAAAGCGGCTTCGTAGCTTGTCAAAAAGTGCTTCTGCTATGCTGTCAAGTTCTTTCATAGTAGTATTTACCTTTAAACCATTATAAAGGGCATTGGCTCAATAAAATCGTCCATGCTGTCTTTGAGTACATCATCTAGTTCACTGTCAAAATTCTGCATCAACTGTACCATGCGTACAGCCAATAAAGTTGCCATAACTAGATCATCATGTTCACCTGGCTTAGCTGAAAAGCTCATACCATGTGCAACAAAACTTTTAAGCTCGCTCATTAGTGCCTTGCTGTTAATTGTGATTCTATCTGTTTCTAACAGCATCTTAAACTTACTACACGCCGCCAGTTTTGATTTAGCAGTTGTAGTAAATCCTTTGCGAAATCGTCTTGCGTTGCCTACTTTAGCTGGCTCGCTTAAAAATATACCACGTATGTTTTCTTCACCAATCTCAGCAATAGTTACAAGTCCTGCTTCGCCAAGTGTATTATTTTCTATACTGTAATATATACGCTCGCTATGGCCAACAACATCATAAACATAATCAATGATTTCTTTCATAATAACAATTTGGCGTTGTATTGGAGTTTTATTGTGTTTCCATTCAGCAATTTGCATCATAGTAGGAACTTCAAATACTTGTATAGCACTATAGTCTCCGCCGGTACCCAGGCTAGGATCTAGTGCAACAACATATTGACAATTTGAATTAGGTTTTTTAAACCATCTCACTTCACCTTGTTTTTCAACTGGATCTTTTCCTTCTATTTCAAGTAATTTTACCGAGTTAATAAGAGTTTCATCGTAGATAATAGGTTCGCATTCGTGTTCACGTTTAAATCGTTCATCGCCAATGCTTGCTCGTTCTTGTGTAGCCCACTTATCATCTCTTTCTGGATGTCTATTCCAGCGAGCCATATAGCCTTTAAACCCGTTTTGTCCTAGTTCTGTTTTGTTTCCATATTCGTCTTCGGTCTTGTTAGCACCTGTCCATAGTAACCAAAACTGATCTTCGTCACTGTTTGGTGTTGAAGTAATAATAGCTTTACCACCTGTTGCTAGTGTTGGGCTAATAGATGTCCAAAACTCTCGAGCAATAGTGTTACGCACAAACGCAAACTCGTCACAGTATAGCAGTGTAATACTCATACCACGACCAGTAGTTTCAGTGGTTGTTGTGCTTACAATGCGTGAGCCATTTTCAAAGTCAATGCTACCTTTGTTGTAGCTGGTAACGCCTGCACGTATGTGATTGGGGCACAGTTCGTAAGCATAGCGAATACGTTGCATGATTTCTTGTGCGCCGGTGTATTTGTGTGCGGCAATAAGAATAGTTGAATCCGGAACAAACATTGCATACCACAGTAAGTATCCTGCGGCTGTAGTGGTCTTGCCCATTTGTCGTCCAAGCAGGTTAATACTGAAACGGTATCCGTGATAGATGTCAATCAGCTCGTCTTGGTAATCAAAAGGGTCATACAGCAAACGTCCTCGAGTAGGATGCTGTATATAGAAAAAGTTTGATAAAAAATATTTGGCGCCTGTTTTTGAATCAGCACAACGAGCAAACTCTTGTAGCTGATTCGGTGTATAAGTTTCCTGCTTGTGTGCAGGTTTAATCAGTACGCCTTCTAAACTTTTAGACATGTTATTTCGGTTCTAATTTCCTTAGATGCTATATAATACTGTTACTTATCAAAGTTTTTAAGGGTTATAAGTATTGTTATGAGTGATACGCTACTATTGAACGCAAACTACGAACCTGTTAGTATTTTGCCACTAAGTGTAATCGGCTGGCAACAGGCAATCAAATTAGTATTTCTAGACAAAGTTAAAATAGTAGAAACATACGAAGATCGTGTGATACGTAGTCCTTCTACAGAGATAAAATTGCCTAGTGTTTGTGTAACCAAAGAATACTTTAACCCAATGAAAAAAGTAAAGTTTACACGGAACAATTTATATCTGCGCGATATGTATCAATGCCAATATTGTAGTGATGTGTTTGGAAACAAACACCTAACCATTGATCATGTTATTCCTCGAAGTAAGGGAGGGATTACCAGTTGGGAAAACTGTGTAACAGCATGTAGAGACTGTAACTTCCGCAAAGGCAACAAGATTATGAAGCCTCTTAAAGAACCTGTTAATCCTGAATATTATCACTTGGTAGCTAAGTGGCGTCGGAGGCCTGGCAATATTAGTGTGCGGTCCGAATGGATAAGGTTCTTACACGTAGACGAACAAAAGGTTAACGTTCAGACTTCTCGCTAGAAGTCTTTTTTTGTTCCTTCTCACTTTCATGTTTATATTCATCAGGAACGGAACCCCACCCTACAGTGCGGTCCCATTGTCTTTGGGTGTACTTGTTTGTAGGTTTATCCTTGCTCATAATACTACTTACCTATTATTACCAGCCATTGGGTACAACAAGGTAGTGGATAAACAGCACAATACCAACACTAGCACCAAGTCCAATCATCATTTTGATAAAGTCTCTGGTTACAAGTGGGAATACCTGTTTCATTTTAGTATTGTAAACTGTAGCAATAGCAAGTTCTCTACCTGTTAGCAAGCCTACAAATACCCATGTTGTTGACATTGGTATTGAGTTTAGTTCTTTAAAGAAGTAAAGTATTACAAAGTAAACCAAGTCAATTAGTGTGGCACTTCTAATATAATGTGTGGTGCTTTTTTCCAACACAATGTTTTGGATCTTACCGCCACGTTCCTTAAACATCCATGCTAGCCCGCCTACAAACACAATGCTAATAACTATCATCATATCTACAGGAACTTGGCGTGGCAAGAACACTGCAATGTTAGCCATGTCATGACTTAACCAGGTCCACCATAGCAAGCCTGTTGTTCCCCATTGTGCTACACGCCAGTATGGTCTACTCCAATGATCACCAATTGACTTGTTTTCATCTATAATTCTACTGATAACGTGCCACAGCGCATAAGCACTTATTGCGGCGATAGCATAGCCCATGACTGATTTCATAAGCATTTTTTCAAGCACGAAACTACTTGCAAATGCACTTAAAACTAAAAAGGACGTACTAACTGGTACGCCCACTCTGGTTAACAGTAACAGTATTGCTGGTGCAACAGCATGATACCATTGCACTTCTTGGAATGGGATCTTAGTTAGCCGTCCATAACTAATGTCACCTGCATGTGTGTACCATCCGTACCACAATGCCCATAATAAAACCGCACTAGATGCGGCCCAAAGAATCTTATAATTAAAACGTTCGTGATTGCTAGCAATCCAAGTACCTAGCGTTTGTACGCTGTCATTTGCTATAACACTGTATGCTGCCAATAAAAAGCCTATGCCCATCCATAGTGTTAATTGATCCATTGTGTGTATTCCTCTGTGTAATTGATTTAAGTTATTTAGTAGGGCGATCTTTAACTATGTAATAACACTTGGTTTTTGCTTCTTCAACAGAACAGTTAAATTCTTTTGCTACCATATCATAAAAAGGCTCAGGATCTATACCTTGCTGTACCTGTGACCAGGCTTGGTACATCCATTCAATTCGTGTTTCATCATCCATAGTACTCTCCACTATGTATAAAGTAGCATGTTAGCAATTAGTTGTCAATGGGTTTTTCGCCAGTTAGGTATGGTCTGGCAAACCAGAGTTTAAACCATTCGGGTGTGCCTGGTTTAATGTTATGCTTGCGTTGTAGTTTGGCTTTTTCTGTGCCAGTATGACTGATGTTAGCAGGCAGTATGCTTTCGTTAGCATGTCCTGTTATGCCAGCAAGTCTTTTTAAACGTTCTATATCAGTCATTGCATTTCTTGCCAGTTTTAACAGATCCTACTTCCAATGTTAACTTGTTAACTTGTTTAAAGTATAACTTGTCTCCTGGGTGTAGGTTAATTAAACCTGGTAAAATGAAAAATGCTGTTTCGCCTTCGTTTGGATTTTTGACAACTTCGTGGCACCCTACAAAGTCATAAGCAACTTCACCTTTTGTATACATTGGTGAACATGCTCCTACTAATAGTAGAGCAACAACTGGAATTAATTTTTTCATTTGTTTTTTCTTTTGATAGGACCTTGTGCGACTGTGATGCTTTGTGTGTTTACATCTGGCATTTCGTTACTGCCTTCGCCTTTGGTCAATTTATGTTTTGTGGTAACGCCCATACGCTTTTTAGCGGCATCAATAATTTCTTGTTCACCATCGCTATATGCAAGTGTTACCATACGTCCTTGTGTAGGACCATCTTCAGGCATATCAACACCGTCTGGTGATCCAGCTAGGCTTATGCCAAAACGATAGGCACCATAGTAATCTGTATTCCAAGATTGTGCGCCTGGTAATGCGTGTTGTGCGCTTTTACGTAGTTGGCGTCGCTTGCGTTCAGTTAAAAAATCTTTGGCTCGCATATTACCATTTCCTACAAGACCAATAACGTGCCTTTGTTTTTGGTCCTGGGTTATCGCAATTATGTCTGGCACGAAAGCTCTTACGTGCCTTAGGATTTGATTTTCTAATACGCATAGTTTTTTGGCCGGCTTTTTTAGCACTTGTTCCGCCGTGTCCAAAGTTAACTTTTTTTACATTTCCTGTTTTAGGATCTTTTACATAGACTTTAAACTTTTTAACATCGCCGGCCATTGGCTTGTTTAGTTCAACCTTACGTCCTTGGTACTCTGCTTCGTCTAACCCTAGCGCCTGACGTAGACTATTAAGTTCTTCAATAACATCTTCTGAATCCTCATCGTCTGATGTTTCAGTGTTATCGTATTCACCTTGTTCTTCTATGGCTTGATCCTTAGAGGCCTCATCTGTTTCGTCAAGGTCTTCTAGTGCGTTGTAGCCCTCAAACATTTTAAAAGATTCAGGATCACCTGCTACAACAATAAAATCTTCTTCGCTTTCTAATACATATGTGGACACACAGGTTTCGTCCATTTCAAAGTCAATGTTATCACCTAAAGTTGGGAGTTCTGTTTCTCTAAGATAGGATGCAAAACTTTTCATACTGCTTACCTCTGAACTAGAATTGATTGGTAGTTTTGTAACCAAGATTCACCAAGACGTGGTTCTGCACTCTCGTCTTTATCACTTTTAGGCAATTCTATCTTGGTAATTTTAAAATCATCTGGCTTGCTGTTGTCAAGTGACATAAACTCTTCATAACTTAAATAGAAATCAGAGTCTGGATCGTAGTAGGAACCTTCTTTGGGATCATAGTAAACAACTTTGCCCGAGCGTGTTTGGAATGGACCTTCAAGCCCATCGCGTTCCTGGTATCTGTCTTTATCCATAGGAGGCATATCGTAATGACCTTCTGGCAGATCATGTTCCCATAATGTTTCATCGTGCTGATTAGAATCTATCCACTGCAAAAGTGGCCACACTGTATTAACTACTTGATTAGCAAAGTGTGGATCATTATAATCTTCCGTCTGCTCTAGCTGTTTTGCTGTTTTACGTAAAGCAATCATATCATCAGCATGTTTTTCAATTTGAGAACCCCTAAAGTTTTTGACGTGATTCTCTAACCATGTGTATACGTCGTATACGTCATTTGAATACTTGTTAGCAAGGTTGCCTTCATACTCTTGTTGTCCACGCTCTAATGCCTTACCGGCTGCTCTTAGACTACCTAATAATTCTACTACATCTTCGGGACCATTGATATATGCTTCTGTCAGATCATGTTGCCCACCACAGTGTTCACAACTTTCATCACAACCACATTTGCCTTCTGCGTTAATCTTATTGCCACAACAAGAACATTCCTTACCAGATTCGCTTAGTGCGTCTTCTGTTTCTGCAATAGCGGATAGTTTATCTAATAAATCTCTCATATCATTTTTCCTTAGCGATGTCAAACTTAACGGAATTTTTTGTGAAGTCTTTAAGCATGCTCTCAGTACGCTTGTCGCCTACCATCTCTTGCTTGCCTGCGTCGTCTTCGGCGTCTTGCTCTTCAGCTACAAACTCAGCGCCATCTACAGCAACTAGTATGTTTGCGGCAGGGATACCGGCACGGTCAACAATTAAACGCTTGATACCAAAGTCTGTTGCTGGGTACTTGACTTCAATCTCAAATACGTGAGATTCAACAGGACCTAGTCTATGGAACTCTGGCTGTTCGCTGATTGGTGTACGCTTTGCTTTGCCTAATGATTCTACTTGGTAGACATCAACGGCATTCTTGATGCGATCCATTGTCTCTTTAGTTGGTTCAACACCAGCTAGTTTGACTTTAAACTGATAGGTTTTGTCAGTTTCAAAATAATATGTGGCAAATGTTTTCATTTCATAATCCGTTAAAATGTTATTTTATGTATTTATCCTAATCGTTTGATTTATTAGCTTCCAATAGTTGCTTCAATAGCTCGTCTCTGCTAATTACAACGCCTTCGCTTTCCATAACACCGTCATCTTGGTTTGAATCTTTTTTGATCTGATGGTCTAGTCTTGCTTTCTGTAACTGTAATTGCACCATCTTTAGCTTCTTATCCATCTTGGCTGTTTTGGCTGTGATAGCGTGTCCAAGTAGTCCATTGGCTGTTTGTAGGATCATGCCTGCAAAGCGAGGATCTACGTTCATGCCAAGATCCATTAAGTCTTGAAACTTTTCTTGTGCTAGGCTAGCAAGCTCATCCATTTCTTGGTCACTTGCTTCGAGGTCTCTAACTGTGGGAAGTGCAACGTTGATTTTATCAATAGCATTGTCTACACTGCGAATAGTTTCTGTGTGTACTGCTATTTCTTGTTTGGTTGTTTCAACGTCTGGATCCTTTGCTTCGTGTATGTCTGCAGGATCCACGTTAAAGAATTCTTCTAGTTTTTTTGTCATTATAGACCTCCGTTACTGTGTATTTACGTAACTTAGGACTGTAAATGAAAAAAGGCACCCTAAGGTGCCTTTTTCCTTAGTGATTATGCTAATTATGCACGTTTAATTGCGTCAACAATAGCATGGTCGAAGCCGTAATCCTTTTCATAAAGATGAGCTGTAGCTTTAGCAAAACGCTCTTGCTCTTCTTTACTTAGATGCACAACTTCAATGTTGTCTGCTTCACAACGAGCCTGTGTCTTTTCAACATCAGCTACACTGATTGAACGCTCGTACTGTGCGGCAACTAGTGCGGCATCAGAAACAATCTTCTGCTCAGCTTCGCTTAGTTCATTCCAGAAGCCTTCAGCAATTAGAATGCTTGTTAGGAATAAGCTATGCTCTGTGTGGTTAACAACTTTGGACACTTTGTTTTGTCCTAGTGCATAAACACGTGGGTATGTGCTTTCACCAACTGTAACTGTTGAGTTGTCGATGTTTTCTGTTAGCTCTTCTAGTTCCATTGGAACAACATCTGCACCCATTGCTTTGAATGTGTCAATAGCAACTGGTGAGAATGAAGTGCGAACTTTCATACCACGTAAGTCTTCAATACGACGAACTGCTTCTTGTCCTGGGACAATACGGAAGCCGCCGCTGTATGTAAATGCTAGACCTTTAACAGCCTTACCGCTCTTGGTTAGACCGTTTAATAGTCCTTTACCAACTTCACCTTCAAATACACGTGAAGCATGGTCGTGGTCCTTAAATAGGAATGGCATATCTAGCGCACGGAATTCTGGGCAGATCTGACCTAGTGAAACTGTGTATGTCTGTGACATTTCAATTTCACGATTGTCTAGTAGATCTACTAGATCGTGTTTGCTAACTAGCTTGCCTTCTTGATACTTATTTGAGTAATCACCTAGAGTCATTACTTCGATTTCAAATGCGCCATTGCTCTTTTCAGCAACTTCTGCTTCAAAGACTTTTGCGGCACGAATGAAAAGCTCGATTGGCTCGTGTGCGAGAACCCAACGGATTTTCTTTGTCATGGTTTATATTCTCCTTAATTAGTTTCCGGAATTATAAAGGAATTTGCAATACCTACAATTAAGTATCGCTATGTTTATTTACCTTTTCCTTGGTGAAATATCTGTTCTTCCGTAATTATTTTAAAATTTAAGCCCTTGCTATTACACCAAACCTTTGCGGCTTCCCATTTTACCATGTTCAGCACTGCATATGCTTGGTCTCTTCTACTTTTGGCTTCTTCCAAACTTGTTTCTTTCTTGGGCTTAACTTCGATAACATCTGCTTGATGCTTGCCATTGCGATCAATGTAATAGATCAAAAAGTCTGGAACGTAGATAGTTTGTTTACCAGTAAAAGGGTTTTTGTAGTTGATGTGTACTGCTTCGCTGGCCCATTTAAGTATATTAGGGTTGTTGTCGCAGAAACGCATGAATACATGTTCCCAACTTGAACGATAGGTTGGTTGTCTTTTACCTACATATTTGTCAGGGTTTAAGACTTGGTACTTGCCCTGTGCATACTTGCTCATGGTAGAATGCTTCGTTCAACATACTGATTTCTAATTTGTTGGTTATTTGTTCCTAGTAAACTTGTACCAACTCTATTTAAATTTAGGTACATGCATAGGTAATTACTTAAACTGTTGATAGGAACTTTTTTAAAATCGTCTAACACTTCCATTGGATTAGCACCTAACTTTTGAGCAGTATACATTACTGCACTCGCTAGTGCTTGAGCGGCAGTTTTATTTCCATTGGTATAGTATTGAAAATGTGCAATAATTGCATCGTTTTCAGGTCCACTAATATCAATGATTCTATCAAAGTAATTTGAGAAATATCCGTCAGTTGAATTGGTTGAAGTTGAAATTGAAACTGAATTTAAATTTGTTGGAACATTAAACGCCATTAGGTTACTCCGTCATTTAATTCTATATCAAACTCAGCTTCTTCAAAATCAGCACCACTAAAATTATTGGTTTGAATTCTTTGACGAATGTTTGATTCTTTTAGTTTTGCTTGAGGTACACTTGTACTAAAATTGGTAACTGATGGCAGAGAAAAGTTAGTATTTGACAATGCGGCTTGGGCATCATCAGCAAAACTTGATGCCGCGCTGAGTAAACTACCATTGCTACTTACTGCTGGACTTTGCCCACCAATAGTTTTAAATCCGTTACTAACAGTGTTACTAATTTCTTGTACTCCATTAGCAATAGTTTGTCCAACATTTACTCCATTAATGGATGGAATACTTAATCTATCCAATGGATTCTGTCCTCTTAAAATATCTTTAGCAATACTTCCTATTTCAGCTGATGCTACCGCTTTTAAATCTAAATTAGAAAGATTGTTTAATGCTCGTCCACCTTTAAACAATGCTGATCCAATATTACCTTCGCTAAGATCCTTGACAATTTCGTCAGCTGTTTGTAACAATCCGCCTGGCCCAGCAATGCTGTTAGTGCCGCCACCTGCCGGAGTTAGTGGACTTGGAGTATTATCATAATGTAATTTACCAAAGCCTTTAACGTTATCTGCTGTAACATAACCTTTTCTATATTTGACTGCTTCGTACTGTACTGTCATTTCGTGTTGCATTACTTCAGATCCATCTGAAGCACGATGTTCACCGTGTTTAAATCCTGATATGATTGGATTTATTAATGTGTATTCGCTAAATTCTTTTTGGTGTAAACTATAAATTCTAATAGCATTAAGGTACTGTAATTTTTCTGTTTGACCTAAACGCTGATAATCACGAGGGGTATATCCCCATACATTTGATTGTAACGATTGGTATTTGTGTCCTGCTCTGTATAATGGATCTTCGTAGTCGCTGTCTCTATAGAAATAACTATAATAGTCATACCAAAATTCACGTACAACATCCTGACTATCATCATGGAATGTTATTCTTACATCGTCGTAGTCTATTTTAGTTTGTGCATAGTCCCAACGATTGTACGCATTTTTCTTTTGTACACCAAGTTTAAATCCAGGCAAAGTTACTTCTTTGACCATCAAACCAATTTCTAATTGTTGTTGGTTTTTAACTTTTGAAACTTGGCCAAAATCAAATGCTACATGATAGAGAAAAGAATGTTTTGGTTGCAGGCCACCATCAAGAAAAATCTTGCTAGCATGCTTGTAATCTTTAACTTGATCCCCTTGGAAAAGAGGTTTTAAAAACTGATTAATACTCATGTTAATATTTATCCAAAAAATTAACCTGGGTTTTTTAAGCCCAGGTTAATTGTATCAACATGTATTGCAGTAAGCTATCGTTTTTATTAGTTAAGTGTCGTCTGATTATTAACCAGTAACTGCGCCTGCAATATTTCTGCCAACAAGTGTACCAACACCAACACCAACTGGTGATTGGATAGCATTGTCGTAACGAATGCTTAATTGGATTGTCATTGGATCGTTATTATCATAAGCTAGTTCACCGTAGTTAACGTTGGTTACCATACAACCGTATAATTCCCAACTTTCAATTACGTTAGCATCTTGAGCGCCGTTACCACCATCTAGTACTTCATATACAAGTACAAACTTGTAGTCAATACCACTTGCGGCACTAGCTTGCTCGAGGAAGTCGAACTGCTTCTGAATTTGTTCACCTACTAGACGTGAAACGTTTCCGCCTGCATCGTCACGTAGTGTAACTGAGGTTTCTTGCCATTCTGGCTTACCTGCTAGATAAATTTTTGAGTTGTATGTATCAATTGTGATTGGCTCAAATTGGACCTGTGGTCTTGCAATACTTACAACTTGCTTGGTTAGTTCTGATTTAGGCTGGCTAACACCAAAGTTATTAAAGCTGGCGCGGAAACGATAGCTTAGTTTTGGCATTAGTAGACCTTGGCTTGTTGCGCTTTGGTCTGTGGCTAATGGAACTGTGAATTTTGTTAAACTTGCAACTGACATGTTTTAAATCTCCTTATACAGTATTTACCTGCATGTAATCGACAACTGAGAGCTATTATGCCCTCAGTTGTCTTTTTTTATTATAATCCTGCCGCGATATCACCTGGGTTCTTTAGGCGAATTGGAATGTAGATAAATTCAACTGCCTTCATAGGTTCGATTGCAATATCAACGTATAGTTCGTTTCTTGCGATACGTGTTGGCGTATTGTTTGTCTCATCACAAATTACCAAGTAATCGTAAATGCCTCGTTTTGCAATTAGGTCGTTAATCGCACCTTCAATAACATTCTTGATCTGATCACGTGTGATCTTATCGTTTGGTTCAAACAAGAACGCATTACCAACGCTAGAGAGGATTGTTCTAATGTAGTTAACAAGTCTTGCTACGTTAACACGATCCAACGAACTTGCAACTGGGTTACGTGTCTTTTGACCCCAGCACACTAGACCAACGCCTGGTAGGATTGTGAATGGGTTGATACGGTTTTCGTATAGTGCATCACGCATACCGTTGTTGATACCGTTACGAACAAATCCACCTGTCTTTGGATTGATCCAACCAATATCTGTTGCATTATCAATTAGGCCTCTACGTACACCAGCTGGTGCAAACCACTGATATGCCGCATTATCGTTGCGGATATAAGTGCGTAGTGCCATATGACTTGCTGGCATTGTAATTGTATTACCACTTAGATCGTTTGTTTTTGCATGTGGGTAGTAAACAGCTAGGTATGGATCAGCAGTGCTAAGTCCATCGCCATTTGTGTTATTTGCCCAGTTAGCAAACGCAATACTGTTAGCTGGTAGTGTCATTGGTGTATCACCGATAACAAACGCTGTATTCTTACGATCGTTGTTTAGTGCTACCATGTTTGGAATCACTTCAGGGAAACCAGGTGCAACAATTAGGTTATATGAGAATTGCTCTTCACGAATTTGTATGTTCGCATCAACTGCGGCTCTCATTGCTTTAACAACCATGTTACGTTGTGCCTGTCCACCCATAAATGGTGATTGATCATCTTTTAGTCCTGAAACGCTAACCCATGCATCCTTAATAACAGGTAGGCTTGCATTTGGGAAGCTATCATCGTTAAAGTAATCGTTTACAAACTTCTTAACGTTAAAGCCACTTCTACGTGTGTTCCAAAGTAGCAAACCTCTTGGGAATAACTTGTGATTTGGAGCGTCTAAGTCTAAGTAGTTACTTGTTAACATGCTCTTAGTTGTTGGATAGTTAGCGGCAATAATGTCTGTTGTGCCGTCTGTGTCCCAACGTGCATCAGCAAAAGTAATACCATTTTGACTGAAACGGTCTGTTGCATCAATAGCTACCCAAGCATTCGCATCGTTATAGCGATATAGTTTTGGATAGTTAATTAAGTCGCTTGTATCTAACCAAAGATCACCAGCTACAAGAGATGTACCATCTGTTTGTGAAACTGGCTTACTTGCTGTTACAATAACCCCTCCTGGATCTGTATTAGTTAAGTTATAACCACGTGCATCATTGCTTAGTGTTTTATAACCTTTCCAACCATTATCGTTAATCATGATGTCAACTGTAGTTGGATCACCATAATACCATAGTGTATCTGTTGCTGGTTCTTTGTAAGGTGTTTCAAACTGTGCCTTGTAGGCAAGTAAACGCCAGTTACTTAGGATAATAGTACCAGCGCCGTCATCTAAGAATTCAGCGGGAGTAAATCCAGCACCGTTAACCATTGTACCTGACACATCTTTGAGTGTAATAATACCACCAGTATCGTGTGTTAGTGTAATTGAACCATCAGCATTTGCTTTAGCTGAAACTTCTGGGATACCAGCAGTTGAAAAACTTGTTACCCAAGTTAATGCGTCAGTTACGCTTACACTAAATGTAAGACTGTAAGTAAACAGTTCTTCAAAGCCACTACGTGAAGCTTTTACTTCAATAGTCCCGCCGCCGGCTAATCCAGTTGGATAAACGGTATTAACGTTTTTGCCTTGAACGCCTCGTGTAAACAATCTTAGATTGTTTTCTCTACCAGCATCGTTTGCATAGTCGTTGTAGATAGCAATTTTAGTTCCAAAAGGAATACTAAAGCCGTTTGCAATAGGATCTAGTGCAAACTGTGCTGAAGCAAAACTGCCTGCTACTGTTACTGCTTGTGCAACAAAGCTATCTGTATCTGCATTGTATTCTTTGAGCTGTAGGTTCATACCATCGCCTAGTGCAGAAGTTTTAATCCAAATACTTTGAGATGGACGAGGTTCTACGTCGCTAGCTCTCCAGGCTGGAACATCAACATATGATCCATAGTGTAGATCTGGTAGGTTGTATGTACCTGCTGTAATGCCTAGATCGTCTAAGATAGTTCCGGCGCCATTGTTAGCAATTTCAAATTGGTTGTTTCCGCCAACAGTTTGTGCTGTAGAGTCTGCATAAAAACCAATAAAGTTATCGCGAATGTCAATGCTTAATCCAGTTAAACCTGCGGCCGCATTAAATGATGTTTCTAAATCTTGAATTGTTGTACCGGTAAGAGTTACAGTAACACCATTAATATCAATTGCATGTCCACTTGTTAGTGTTGGAGCGGCTACTGTGGCTTTGATAACCGGAACACTACTGAGCCAGTTGTTTGAGCCAAGTCTACGCCAAAAACCATAATAGTCTTTAACATACATTCTGTTTCTACGATTACTGTCTGAAGAACTGTATGTAACAACTGCATAGTCGCCAACATTACCAATACCAGTTTGTGGAAAATATGCGCTAGTGTTAATTGTTGCAGAGTTGACCTCTTCAACGACATCAATGATAATTGGAGTTTTCTTAGTGAATGAATTTTCTGAACTATCCCATTCGTAAATACCCCACTCTGTTAAACCTAGGTCTAACCAGTTTGTTTGGTTATCTGGGTCGCCTTTTGGACGAATGCTTGTTGCTTCTAGTTCTTTTAAGTTTACATCTGCACGTACTGCATAGGCACGGTTTGTAATACCCATTGCACTGTACATTGCCATTAAGCCGTATTCGTTTAACGGTGAAGCATGTATTGGAGTACCGCTTGCAGATTGTTTAAAGATTGGCGTACCAAGTTGAGAAACAATTTCTCTCTGTGAGGTAAACACTTGCAGGGCCGCCGCGTTATCTTTTGTTGTACCGGCAGCAAGCGAACCGTTTGCTGTTTTGTCTTGTTCTGTTGTTAGGAATACTAGAGGTATCGTGCCGACTGCGCCCGGTACGTATGCGCTTTCGTCGGTGACGGTAATCTCTAAACCTGGTGAAATCAAAGCCATCTTTTTCTTTCCTTTTATATAAGTAACTTCTAAAAAGCACAAGCAACTTGTGCTCTTAACTTAAATGTATTTATTTTTCTTCAGGAAAATATGGTGCTTTAGCATGCCCTTAATTAAGGTTTGCCCATAAATATATGCATAATGGAACGTAAATTATGCTCAATTTGTGAAGAACGCCCTGTAGCAATCAATTGCCACAAGAACGGTCGCACTTATTATAGAAAAATTTGTGATGCTTGTAGTCGGAGAGGCAAAAGGATAAAAGCCGTTGCTCCGCTTTGGTATAGAATGGGCTATAGAAAAAAAGCTATCTGCGATCGTTGTGGGTTCAAAGCACGATCAAACAAACAGATGTTTGTGTTTCACGTAGATGGTAATTTATCTAATGTGGATAATTTTAATCTAAAAACTATCTGTGCTAACTGCAAAATAGATTTATACGAAAACCGATCTAAGTGGCAAGCCCACTCACAAGTAGCAGACTTTTAACTTGTGCCTGGAGTGCTTTTAGTGTGCTGTTGTTGTTAATCACTGCATCAAAATAACGATCCTGCATTACCCAACGCCATTCGCTTTCGTGTACTTTGGGAAACACCACTTTCATTGAGTGGTCTTCGTCTACTGTGTCTGCTTGATTGATACCGCAAGCAGTAGCCCACCAGTCGGGCTTTGGTCCTCGCTGTACCTGCCATACTTGACCGCCTACGTCGCGAATCATTTGTAGTTCGTTCTGAAATCTTGCGTCTGGAATAACATAATTTACATTAGGATTAGTTAATATTTTTTGTTTTACCAAACTTACCCAAATACCATCATAAAAACCATGACGCATACAATCAGTGCCAAACAACTGAAGGACCAGCCTAGGGGTAATGTGCTCATTAGTTTCGTTTGACCAGAATGTATCGGGCTTTTCTCTCCACTCTCTGCTCTCATTTGTATCTCCTTCGAGCATCGCCCTGTCCCAATCAAACATAGTTGCAACAGCATCTTTTAGCTTATCAGCAAAGCTAATTTTAGTAAATCCATGTTCTTGTACAAGACAATCAGCAACTGTACCTTTGCCACTACCTATTAGCCCACAAATACCAATGATCATGTGAATCTCCTTATGCTTTTAATTATAGCACGAGGTTGGTACAATGTCAAGTTAGTGTTTTTTGATTTTGTTAAGCATTCTTACCAAACGGCTTGTTGGATTTACACGTTTGGTCTTATTGGCTTTACGTGCTTGTCTAATTTTAGTTCTAGCACGGGTAACTTTCATACGAGCTCGTTGTGCAACATCAATAGGCTGACTACAGTCAATAACTTTAGGCACTACACGACCTTTGCGTGGGCCACTTAAACAACGCCATTTCATAGTAGGACCTTTTTTAGTTTTAGCCCATACTAATTCGTGTTCGTCAATGATTATATCTTCTTCAACTTGATACTTGTCAATTTCTTCATCACTTGCTTCAAAGTATGCTTCGCTTCCACATCTTGGGCATACCACAGTAGTTTCATCCTGATCTTCTACTTCTATTTCGCCAAGAGTTGTGCTAACTAGTTTACAATCATAGCAAAAATTATACTCGCCTGGTTCATCTCTAACAAGATCTACTGTTTGATGATATACTCCGTTGTATTCACCTTCTGCTTCGTTAATATTAAATTCTTTTGATCTCATTATCCTGTCACCCAAGTTATTGGCATACCGCCGTCAATATAATCTTTGAGTTGCTGTTCTAGTTCTTGCATTTCTTGCTGTCCTTCTGCAAGGAGAGCTGGTCCATTTAGTGCGGTACCACCAGCTGGGCCTGCAATGCTAGCAAACTTGCTACGTGCTTCACCTAGGATACGTTTAGCAAAACTATATGCATACTCTTGGATCCAAGGAAAAGCCATATGATCGTTTAGCAACATGAGATCTGGCTTGTAGTTATCGATCAATAAGCCTACTACTTCGTCACTTTGCTCAGGAATTTTACGTAGAATAGTTAATTTTTTAGTAGCATTATTCCAGTTAAACTGCATGTAACCACCAAACATAGTCATTGCTAGTTCTTGATATTGGGTATAAAGTTCAAAGCTCAATAGACCACCAACACGCCCTGCTACTAGCATGTATGTGTTTAAGTAACCTGCTGAGAATGGTTCAAATTGTGTAGCTGTATTACCTGTGACACTACCAATACCACGTCTATAGATCTGACGCACTTGCATAACTTCGTTTGGGAGTATGTATTCTGTAGTTTCTGGTTGTAGTTTTAAAAATGCATAGCTCTCTTCAACGCTGTTTGAACTACGTTGTCTATACTTAATAATAGATTGGTTAACAGCCATATCGTAGTGTTCTTTGTCTAACTCAACATCTACTATACCGTCTGCTAATCTTAAACGAATGTAGTCTTCGATTTGATGCTTTTTAATATTGGCTGTTGGTAGAGAACTACTGTCAAATTCAATTTGTCCAGCACCAGTGCCTGTTACAGGATCAAATAATGAATCTGCAATTAGTGTACCATCTGCATTAAGTCCAGTTTTTAGGGTAGCCATACGTTATATCCTAGTTGCTTTACTATCTTATTTATCAGGATTGAAGGCTTACTGAACTTTGAGTAGCATCGTATCTGCGTTGATCCTTCCGTTCAGTTTGGTTTCAGTTGTTTTAATTACTGACATAAACTTACGTAATTGTATCTTACCACTCTTGTTGAATGTAGACAGTTGCTCTGTAGGCTTGCGTAGTGTCTTTTGTACACTCTCGTCCTCTTTAAAGCCTGTTATAGTCGTACCTTTGACTGTTAGTCCGGTGCCTGAGCGATCCAGTCCTTTAGGATCAACGTTTAGGGCTACATACTTGCCTAACTTGCGTGTCTTGGTGTTGTAAACCCAAAGCTCGCTGGCTCCAATAATTTCTACAGGATTGACACTGACCAATTTAAGGTCGGTATCTTCTTTCTTAAACTTGAGTTTGGCTACTAGCTTGTCCTTGCTTGGGCTTTTCTTAACCCTTGCTTTGCGTGTGGTCTTTTTGAGTTGTGCAAATGCATCACATTCCTGCAAAAGAACGTCCCACCAAGCAATATGACGCTTCCAGTCTGCTGGCTTCATGTGTGCATAGCCTTCTTTGGCTTGCTCGTCGCCTGCTTTTACTGCGGCTTGCTCTTCGGCTAGTTGCTGTTTGCGTAGAGTTGCAAACTCTACAACCTGACCAATACGTGCCTGAGGTAGCTTTTCAGCTTTGAACAGATTATATGCATCAGGGGCGGCTTTTTTATCGTTTAAGATCACTGCATCATA